GTATTATATGCACTATAACCAATAGCATTGGACTTAACACTAGTCTTATTATATGCACCATTACCCATCGCATTGGAATTAGCACTATTAGTAATATTATTTGCATCTGTACCCACCGAAATGGAATTCTCACTAGGTGCATCAGCAGACAATCCAATAGATATTGAACCATCCCCATATGCACTACTGCTATAACCAATTGCTAAGGACTGTTCACCTCCAGTATCAATATCATGACCAACAGCTACAGAGCCTTTTCCTGTCGATATATTCTGACCGATCTGAGAACCTATAGCTATAGAATTTTGCGATGCTACAATATTATCAACACCTACGGATACCGTATTTATTGAGCCTGCATACGTGGTGTGACCTATAGCTACACTATAAGAAGCCGTGGCATCATTGTCATAACCAATTGCTATAGCATGATCACCACTTGCTTTGTTGTCATAACCAATTGCTGTAGACCCATCACCACTTGCAACTCTAATCGCGAGTGATCTACCAGATTGCACGTCCAACGCAGATGAACCAACGGCATTGCCCGTCTTATCACCTCCGACTATACCTGCTCCTATAGTTTCCAGTTGTTCAGGTGATCCACCACCACCACCGGATTGTATAAGATCTAAATCTCCTATACCCCCAGTAAACATATATTCGGTCACATCACCGGCAATATAGTTTCCGGCATCGTCCTTAACTGCACTTGAAACGATGTAAACAACTAACCCGACTGAACGGTCATTTGTTCCTAATGCGGCAAGTGCCTCTGCGATATTTTCATACGGACCAGATCGTGCGTCTAATTGCTCTCTTGAGCTTGCTCTAAAGCCTGATAAAATTGGAATAGCCATAATTTCTCCTAATATATAAATGTAAAGTTTTGATTAATTGTTGTAACTGAGTTTGTTCTGTAGATCTTATACGGAATCGCTACATTTGATGTTCCAGTAATACTATAAGTATATACATCAAAGTTATCAGTATTATCTAGATTATTCCCATCCTTAATAAGTGTGAGATCTCCGTATGATGCTGGATATGCGAAATATAAATATTCATCAGTAGCGTCCATTCCAACAACTTTAGTACCTTTACGTGAAGTATCCTTTGTAAGAGCCTCTACACCACCTGTGCTATAGTCGTTTACGCTAGTTCCCCAGTAGAATGGATATACCCAATAAACGTTTCGTGTATATGTGTCACTACTAGAATTCAATCCATCAACACTTTCAGCGGAACATCTCCACCATTTAGATACTTCAGCTCCAGTGGTGTTGGTTATACTATAATCATCAGAATTAGAACCAGTTGCTGTATTTGAAAGTAAAGTTGTTCCATATGATTGGGATTGCAATTCATTTGAGGTTGGGGTTTTGTTAATAACCCAGTTAAATGTCAGCGTATACGGGGTTGCCGGTATATCGAATTCAAACACGGTACCTTCTGTAACTGTGAGTGCTGTAACGTCTATATCGACATATTCAAGTGCATCCAATCTTGCAACGTTCTGATCAACGTCACCACTTAGTGTAACTATGTCTGATGCATTTTGACTTATATTTGAAGTGTTCTGTTGAACTTGAGCCGAAAGGGATGCAAGATCAGAATCTGAAGTAATTGCAATCCATAAGTCTAAATTAGGGTTAAATGATTCAAATTCGCTACTGTCTGTATTGTAACGAAGAATTGGGAGACTCAATGCACTTGCACTGGTAGGGCGTTCTGCCTCTGTTCCCATTGGGATTGAAATACCGTCACTTCCCCCGATAGTTAGGGTGAATGGGACACTGCCACTAGGAATTTGATCGGTAATACTGCTTATATTATAACCAACCCCCACATTCTCAGTAAATGCTACTAAGTCAGTGTGAACAAATTGGTCATTTTCTTGTCTTAAAATTTTATCTGCCATAATATGCTCCTATACTATAAATACTTATCGTATTGGAAATTATATTATGGCAGATATTATCTACTTTTTACTGTGTAGGGGGTTGACCACCTGCTGGGGGTTGACCACCTGCTGGGGGTTGACCCCCTTGCTGTGCTTGATCTGCTCCCATTTCAGGTCCCGGACCAAAGTCTGGTGGAGTTTCTGGGGTGAAGGCTGAACCACCACCTCCTGCACCACCGCCCATGATATCCTGTTGAGCCTGATCCATCACATCTTGGTTGTCGTAGAAGTCTGGTCCTTCAGTTCTAAGCCTTTCAACTTCCCACTGAAGTTCAGCGTCTTTCCTCAACCATTCACGGTTTTCTGCCATCTGAGAATCCGAATATCCAAGGTAGTAACGTTGTGCATACGAGTTTGCAATACCTTCATTAGAAGACATGTTAGAATAGTTATCGAACTTGATTGAGAAGATCTGTTGCTCACGCATTACACCAAAACTGGTTGGAGTGTTAAATCTAATATCAATATCATCTTCACCCAACTCATACTGCTTCCAAAGTCCACGCAATTTAAGGTGAGTCATGAAGGAATTCTTCATACCCATTGCAAATGAACGCTGAATACGCATTACGAACTTAGCGAAACGAAGTTCTTCCCTTGTAATTTCTGTACCATCTTTAAACGGATCAGCAGAGTCCAAACGGGAAGTTGGGATCTTCAGAGACTTATAAAGCTTCTTAACGAAGTACATAAGGTCATCCAACTGTCCTAAGTTTTGTCCACCCTGTAGAGTGTCCACTTCTGTGCCGTTTTGTCCGTTTCTCTTAGGGAACCAGAACGCATCAAGCATGGATTGTGGGTTATACGAGTTTTGCATACCTTGTCCAGAGAAGTCAAACGTTTTCTTAGACCAATAGTTGTGCATTAGTCGTTTCATGTAAGATTCTGCTTCTGGAACGTTCATATTACCAACGTCAACTTTGAAAACAAGACGTTCTGGCGCACGAACTAGTCGGTAAATTACAATTGAGTCTTCAATAAGCGATAATTGCTTATAAGGTCTTCTTGCATTTTCAATATAAGGCAATCTGACTGTCTTATCAGCATTCCAAAGACCAGAGTGAATATATGTGACCTGATTTGGCTCCATAAACACGATTTGCTCTTTGTCAATGTTTTTTGCATCATCACTTAGAAGAGGTTTACGAAGTAAATACCCTTTAATAAGCCCATTCTGAACATTATCATAAATTGGGTTGATCAATTCGGTTGGAACAGTCATTACCCCAAGTACACCAAAATCTGCACGATTCTGGGAGATGATATTTTCAAAATAAAGCTCTCCATCAATGAGGAAGTGACGGAAATATTCCCAACCCTTATCCTCAAGCTTAAAGTATCGACAGAACTTAACCCATTCCTTCTGAATTTCGTTCTTTGTCTCTCTATTATATTCACCCTGTAAATTGAATTTTACAACGGTATTATCTTCCTCATTATACACGACACATTCGTCACAAATCTCGTCTATAGCGTCACTTAGCTCAGTATAAGCCGCCATTCTTCTATAGTCTTGAATTCTCTGAATCTTGTCTGTATCTAAAGACGAGTACATATACTCGTAGAAGTTCATGTTTTTAAACACTGAACCTAAAGCACCAGTTCCGCTGTTAGGCATTCCCGGTTGGCTATATGTTACAGACTGACTTAAAAGTCGGTCTTCCTGTTTTGTCGTTAAATCGGCAAATTCATTGTATTTCGGATTTAACCTCGAAATACTGTCCATGATATTTGACGAAAACGGCAACCTTGCAATCATTTCTGATCTAAATCTATTATTTTCTGCCATAATTTTTTTATCCTATAAGTATTTACATTCTGATCATGTACAATCAATATTAATTGATGAATTATATCACACCGATTATTCAAATGCAAATTTAATTATTCAAAAATAGGCTTGCTCCTGAATGAAAAATCTTGTGCATACCCATTAATTTCTTGATCTAACGATGGGGAATATACTCGTTGAGTAGCTCGATCCCATTTAGGATCAATAGACAATAATACAATTTCATCTTTCACACTTTCTACCGAATAATCATGACCAAATTGCGTCACAATATTCCCATACTGCCCAACACTCTGCAAAACCACAGATTCAAACTGGCGATGTCCACCATATACCGCTATTATATTGGGCTGTTTAAACACAAACTCTTTAAATTGAGTTCCACCACTACTTCTAGGTGGAGAAGTGATATCTGTTGTCCATGAATAATATGGATATGGATTAGTTCCAGAATCAAGATAACCAATTCCAGTAATACTATCACCGTATAAGTAATCATGTGAAAAGTATATAATACGAGAATCTGGGTTATCTTCCGCAATCTGATTACACCATGCCAGTACTTCTAGTCTTGGTAGGAATTCAACACCAATGAAAATATACTCAACACCACGAACCATTATTTTATACCAAACATTTTCAGATTTACCCTCTTCATATTGTCCACCATACCAAGACTTATCAGTAAATCTAGTATCTGGGAAATAATAGTTAAATGCTTCCAAATCATTCGGATGCCAAACAGAATCATATTCATGATTTCCTGCAATAATCAATAATGGCATATCTGCATCATCAATCTTATCCATAAGAGGTTTTACTCTATCATATTCAGGATCATCTGGATATACAGATACAAACCCCGTTCCATTATGATGTGTCAAATCTCCAATCTGTGCAACCATCTTAATATTTTCAGTTTCCTTATTGTCAATAATCCAATCAACCATGTCAACCAATCCATCAATCTTACCATCAGTATACGGTTCACTCACAAAGAACTGAACATCTGGAATAATTGCAACAGTAAAAGGAGCATTTTCTTCATCAGATGCAATTATAATCCTATCAAATTCCGTTGATAAATTATGAGTATGTGTAGTTTCTGCCATTATTCATTCCCCGATAAGTCTGCACTTGCATATGACTCCAAATCAACCCCAGTACCAACTCCAATGAAGTCTGTAGTGATTGTGTGGATTTCTCCAACTGAAGAATCGACCTTTTTAAACAACCAACCCTTAATAGTAAAGGAAGTGTCCACTCCAACTCTGTAATGCTCATTGGCATCAATATCAACTGGGTAGTTGTATGTCAATTGACCACCCCACTCAACTTCCGATCTTAATTCCCGATCAACATTCGGATGCTTCCAACTTAATATAATGTATGGGTCGAAATATGGAACGAAGTTACTCACCATCTGATCCATATCATTCTGATACTTACTCAACATTGAAATATTCATCGTAATATTAACAGGTATTGGTTGCAATGGAGTATTAGTCTCCTGATCCAGATATGTTGGGCCGTCAATCTTATTGAACACTCTAGTACTATCTCTAGAAACTGAACTAATCCAACAGCCAACCACTGGAAGTGAAATATGTTGCTGTTTATTCACCAACCAATGCAATACCCTACTCTTCGGTGCGTATGCAAAGCGAACAGAGATGTCCTTCTCGACCTCCTTATCCTCATTGTAGCGTTTTACGATACTATCATCCAACGCTCCAATAAATTGCGTAATTAAATCTTTTAATTCCCAATGGAATGTGTAATTTTTCATAATTAAAGTTCTCCTACTCTTGGTAGATCCTTTATCCTTTGTATATCATATCTTGGATCGCCATTCCTATCAGAAAGAATATTCATAGTATCTTGTATATCCGTTATTAACCCATCCGTGATAGAATCACCCACTGCTACTGCCTTACTATTATCCCCTTGTGGATATTTAAAACCACTATGAGCAGTATAACATCCCAAGAAAATTAATTCATCGCGTTGTAGCGCAAATAACGGTCTGCCAGAATCGCCAGTACGATCAAGATTATACGTCCCATCAAATCTAGTCCAATAGTGGACATCAGTATTATCACCCATACTACCAATCCTTCGCAAATCCTCAAGTTCACCCAATGAGAATATCCCTTCTTTAGAAGGAGATGCCCCATATGATGTATATTGGTATGGTACTTCCGTACTAAATACACTATTCTGGTATTCCTGATCAGTATAATAACCTTCAGGTAAGAACTTTACAGGGCTAATAGCATCACTAACATCCCTATCAAAATACATGATACATAAATCCCTCCCCACCCTTTCAAAGTCAATATTCCTTGGATTCTCAACATTATTATCCATATCCATGAATGGCACCACCGTATTCCCGTTCAACCACTTTGAATCCGCAAAGTCATCTCTAGTGTGATTTGCAGTTATTCCGTGTCGTGGTGATAATAGGGTAATGCAAGTTGCAAAGGTGTGATACCTACACATAACGGAGAAACTAGTAATATCCTTATGCTGATACCAACAATCTGGATTTCGGATTAACTCCTCGGCAGTAATATCCAACCAATATGGATATAAATAAAATCCACCATCAGGATGTTCATTTCTTCGGATAGCAATTTCATTGTTTGACCTATATCTATACATCGCCTTACGAGAATCATCAGGGGTTGGATCGTTCTTAATAATATTTATAGCCATATCAACATCAAATGGATTTTCAGCCCAAGGAAGTATAGTCGCTTGAGATGAATCCATTACCCAGAGCGGATGGCGATATCTTGCAGGACATGCATAATTAGGATATACTGAGGTAAATTTAAGATCATTATTATCAACCACCTCATATATTCTATCACCACCATCAGTTTTAAGTGGAAAATGTATAATATCACCCAAACGATCCGTGCCATATTTCAAATCTCCAAAATGCCCAGTAAATACATTTCCAACAGAGTTATAATCTGAACGCGGATAATCACTATGAACACTCTGATTAGAGAAACCAAAACTAAATGGCAAGTAAGAAGTACCTGTTAATGCATCCATGAACAGTTCACTATAAATATTAGCATCTACATAGTTCATACCCGCACTGCCAGAGATATAATCCAAAGTCTGCAACTCACCATTCATTGTTATGTCAACATACGGTTCAGATGGATTGAAAGTAATCCTCAATGTATATTCATTATCAATAGAGTCGTTATATACACTTCTACCTATGACAATTGGCGACGACATAGTTATCCCTGTCCCATATGTGAGTATATTCTCAGACGGATTGACGTTTATAGACCATGAGGTGTGTCCCTGTGCCATATTCTGAGAATAGTGACTAAACCCAAGGGATGTAGAATCATGCCCTTCGGTTGGAGCGAATGTAAATTCAAAATATCGGCTATGTTTATTGTACATATCATATTCCTTTCTAATCACCCAATCCTTCCATTTATCATAATCAAATTCGGGATGTAACTCATTCCATTCTTCCCTAGTGTACTCCTCACCAATAGTTATTGCAGTAAGATCCCAATACCATTTACACCAATACTTTTCATCACTCGGAGCGTCCATATCAAAATAGTTAAAATTAAGAACTTGATTTGGAAATGTGAAGAATCTTCTATACCGATCACGAATACCTTCCAACTCATCACCATCAAATAGTGGAATAAGGTCTGAATATGAGGTGCCTGATAGTGGATTTTCCACTGGATCTATAACATCTAATTTAGGATCTTTACTCCATGTTAGATCGTTCATTCCAAGTTTAGGAAGTATTGTGGTTCGGTAGTTTAGTGGTGTATTATCACGCTCATATAAACTTTTACCATAATGGTCAACTACATAGGAACCCTGAACATTAGAATCACCATAATCAGCATATTGATTGCTCGTAATTGAAACATCGCCATTAACCACAACCTCATCACCATATGTCTTTCTATTATTCAATGGATACGACAATTTCAACTCATCTGAACTCCCAAATATCATATCCTTAACAACGCCATAATACCCTTCCGTTGGGAATGAGAATAGATTGTTGTTATCTTCATACTTATTGAATAAATCAGCATATTTCGATAGGTGTAATGAGCTACTGGCATCACCTTCACTATAATTCATATTCACAAGAACATCATTAATGTAAACACTGTGACCTGACGGTGAATAATTCAATTTAACCTTTATATTTTCAGGCTGATCTTCAATGTGAAAGGTTCCTGATATATTAGACGCTTCAGGAGTAGAAATGTCATCCCTATATTCACGTTCGCTAAATTTACACAATGACGTACCGCTACACATCAACTCCAAACTTAGAACAAAGTTCTGATAATACCCTTCAGAGTTTTCATTATCACTAGCAAAACTATAACCCAATGGGTATAACTCGTTTGAATCGTAATTTGGAATAAGTTCAAGTTCAATATAACCGCTATCATAGAACCTCATAGTATCAACCACATTATATTTCAAATTATCAGACTGAACATCAAATCCTAATATGGTATTACCACCAAAAATTAAATTATAGGGGGATGCCTCACTATCAACATAAGACAGGCGATCATATTCTGTAAATTTGTTTCTAAAATCTTCGTACTTAGACATCTAAATCCTCATAATAATCTACACCAATAAAATCGGCATTCACTTCCAAGATTTGCCCAAGAGGAGCATCAACCTTTTTAAACAACCACCCTTTAATGGTAAATGAGGTATCAACCGCAACTCTATATGACTCATTGTTGCCGATATCAGTTGGGTAGTTATAATTCATCGCACCGCTCCATTCTACCTCAGAACGTATTTCCCTATCAACGTTCGGGTGCTTCCAACTTAATATAATGTATGGATCGAAATATGGTGCAAAATTGCAAACCATCTGATCCATATCATTTTGATATTTAGCTAAAAGTGAGACATTTACTGTAATATTAATAGGAACTGGTTGTAACGGGCTTGTGACCTCCTCATCCATATATACAGGTCCATCTATCTTATTAAAAACCCTCGCATTATCTCTAGAGATACCGCCAATCCAGACACTCATAACTGGAAGTTTAATATGTTGCTGTTTGTTTACTAGATAGTGCAACGTTCTGGTCTTGGGCATATATTTAACATTAAGCTCAATCTCTTTCTCCACATCCTTATTTTCATCATAACGCTTTAGGACGCAATCGTCCATAGCCTGAAGGAATTGAGTAATTAGATCCTTTATCTCCCAATGGAATGTATAATTTTTCATAAATTTCTCCTTTTAAGTACTTATCGGGAGAATCATCAAAACTATCATTTTAAAAACTGCTTTTTCTAAAATTTCTAAGTTCTAAAAATTAGTCACTTTGTGACTAAATTTTATAATTTAGAAATTTTACCATAATGACAGTTTAATGTCAAGTTTTTGGGCGATATTTCTCATTTTATTTTAAAAACTGTCAAAAATAGCTTATGTAACACATAGTAACACTAACTTTGACAATTTTGAGTAGGCACAAAAAAAAGTGGCAGTCCGAAAACTGCCACTATTGCTTATCGTATGTTACTAGAACATATGAATTACACTTTTAGCGTAATATCACACGAACCTCCTGCACAAGCTACGATATCTTTATGGATTGTGTTATCCACTTCTTCGTTTAACTTGGTGTAGTCAACTTTTGAGTAAGATTCAAGGAAGTTCGACCACTGTGCTTCGTCATCATTGTTCGCAATCTGCTGATGCGGTGCTTGTTCGTAGATAGTCTTACCATCATCTGCCAATAATGAGATCCCTGTGAAGAACTCACGGTTATCAAAGATGTAATCAGCAACTTCTTCCCACTCATGAGCTTTTACACTTACGGTGTTTGACACATTATGATTCAACCCTACGGAAGAGTCTGGTAGAGCGGTCCCCGGAATCACCCAGTTCTGTTGAGTCTTCTTAACTATCTCCAAAAACTCAATCGCACCTACATCGTCTTTAACAATTGCACCTTTTGGGGCTTCAACACAGAATGTGATTACATCATCAGTACCATTCGCACTCCAAACTGAAGGTTCGCAACAGTTGGGGTTGTTTTCCTTGAAATGCATGTAAACTGGGTCAGTCACATTCGCCTGAATACGTCTAAAGTACTTCTTGTCGTATCGTGGGTGAATTCCACTAGCTGTATTCAATAGAATAGATGTTGTACCTTCAGGTTTAACGCAAGTTACACGGGCCGCCTGTGGAATACCGATCTTTTTAGCAATACGCTTGTTCATACGGATCGCAACCTTCGCCATTTGCTGTTGAAGTTTGTCGGAAAGTGCAATTTCAGGAGAATCCATCATTCCTGTAATAGAAACACCTAACAACGACTCTCTTCTACACACTTCCTCAGTGGCTTTGCCCAAATATGGGAACTCTGCGAACCCTGCTTGGCAAGTTCCAATGATAGATGCGGATTTTACTGCAATTTCAAAATCTTTCGCGGTTTTCAACATGCTTCCATTGATAGATGTAAGGTTACAGAACTGGAATCCAGAGGTCTTTTCCTCTAAAACAGTACCATCGGGCATTTTATACCCTTCTTCTAGGTATGGATTAAGTCCAATCTCTACGCAGTTATGAACCAATAGTCCATTTGCAAAAAAATTATGATTTTTTTCAGTAGTGATGTCATAAACATCTTCATTGGATTCTACCGTTATCCTTTTTATCTTAGTTCGTCTAATTTCCATATTTATTTCCTTTATTTATATATTCCTTCCACTCTTGCAATTCATTATAATACGTAGTTTGTATATATGGCGACATATCAGTAATAACAACTACATTTAAGCTATACTCTTCCATTAACAATTCTGGCTTATATGCCCTATTATCATAATATCCCTTTATCTCTACAATATGCGACAATTTACCATTATCATATATAAAAAAATCAGGACGATATGATGTTCCATCCGACAACTCGTATGTAATATTCTCAAATTTCCATGAAATATTATTTATATCCAACCATTTAGCGTAAATATATTCCCAAGTAGATCTAAGCCAAATACTATCTCCAGAGGCACTGATATAATAACCAGAAATTCCTGTTCTGGATTTATCGCCCCATTCTGGGTGGTGTTCCGTCCAATTCTTCCACGGATTATCGTCCTGTAAAGCTTTATACTGACGAAACGTTCTAGTCTTCTCTGTGGATACAGCCCTACCCACTCGCATGGGTATTCCGAATTTCTTAAAAGAACATCTCATCATTGTATAAGACATATCTAAATGTCTACCTAGAACCTTTAAACCATATCCATCTTCATATAACTTCTGAATATATGCTATTGCGTCAATTGGCTTATAAATAACATCCAACAATTCATATTTACTCTTTTTATTGCTAGGATTAGTACCTTTTAATATTTCCTTACTGTTTAAATAATACTCTCTATACTCGTTGCCATATTCATCATTAAAATTATCAATTATCAGTTCCATATATTGCTCCCTATAAATACTTACAATAGGGAGCAACCCATGTGTACTATTTTTCAGATAAATTTTGCATAGAGTTATAAAACCCCGCAATATTAAGCTCCAACAGTACATCATCTTCAGTCAATTTACCTGCTTCTATCCATCCACGATTTTCTGTATAAACTTGATGATCGGGTGTCAACTTCACATCTCGTCCATCTTCCAATTCAAGTCTAATGATATTAGCATCTTTTCGCGTCAATGCACCATCAGTGATATCTTCCCACTCACGTTCGCAGGTATCTTCATTATAGGTTAACACTTTATAATTAGAATAATCTTCAACCAATTCATCAATGCGAATTTCACCTTTATCAGTAGTCACTAGTGTGTCACCCGTTAAACAAGGGTTAGTTCCAGTGTCTTTATTGTTTACAAAGTAGAATCCCGGCTCCCCAAATTCCTTCTGAGTCTCGAAAATACGCATGAACTGTTCCTTACTTGTATCTTCACGTACTAATTTAACACTATTGTTAGATCTTGCACGTTGTGGATTCTCTTGGAACCAGTTTCCTGTCTTAGCACTCATCATATCGGCATCATCTGGACTGAATAGACAGATTGTTGCAGATCTACGTACACCACCAGACAATACAGCATCGGATGAATGCATAATGATGTCGTATGCTTCAATAGTTTTCAATCTTGGGTTCTCACGCTCAACTACACCATCTAAAATGTTACGAATCTTCTCAATAGCTCGTCTTAATGGAACATGGCCCGGTGCCTTTCCACCTGATTTAATAGGAGTACCCTGTTTTCTGATCTTCTTATAGTTGAATTCAACAGTAACGCCATCAACATAGGACTGAACCAACTCCTTAACACAATCTGACCAACCTTCGACTGAATCTTCAAGTGTAATATGCTTGACTTCAGTGAATGACGGCTTTTTAAGGGTCGGAAGTTTGTTTACGTTCTCAAATTCAACAGAAAACCCAACACCGCACCCGCAAAGTAAGAGATACATAGCTTCGGAGAAGAATTCAACACGATCAACTGGAGAATACGTGCAATTATACATACGTGCATTCTTTTCCTCAATAGGTTTACCGCCAAACTGCATTGAACGCATGGATGGAAGTACTCTTTTCTGCCTTACTTGCTCAAATGCCCATAAAATAGACTCTTCTGCGGTAGGATACTTCTTAATATGCATATCTCGCACCCTATCTACAGCTTCATTCCAAGTTTCTCTTCGTTTTTTGCGTGGAAGATACCTAGAATAGCGATTCATAAAGATATATTCACTCATTGTATCATTATCTGTCGCTATTTTACGTATATTCTTGTTTTGCTCCCTATAAAGGATGAAATTCCTTGCTTCTTCGTAATATTCAAGTGCCATGAACGATCTTTCAACGTGATCATTGATTTCCTCACTTGAAATGATGGTTGTGCCACTATCTAGGATAGCATCTAGCACCTTTTCCACCATTTCATTCACCTGTTCGTCTGATACCTCGGCATCAAAGGCATCTTCAATCGCTGTTTCTAACTTACACTGGTCAAATATGACTTTTGAGCCATTCCTCTTTACTACACTGCATTCTTCAATCACTTCTTATTTTTCTCCTATACTAATCTCGTTTTAAACCATTCTGGCAATTTATCATCGTATCTTGCGATTGCAGTCAAGAACGATTTATCGAATATATATGTAGATGAATGATCTTCCAAAGATCTCGTACACCTACCGCACATTTGGATCATCTTGATCCACATTTTCATCTGATACCAATCAAAATCCCGATTGGACAACAGTTTGATCCTTTTGTCGGACATTGGAAGGTATGGAAGCTTAGTAATGATCTGAAAACGACCATGTTCGTTGTCCAATGACGTTCCAAATGCCAAACTTGGGGATACAAGCACCGTAGGTTCTGGATTATTAAAGTGTTCATACAAAATGTCTTCATTTGTTGAAAACTTATCCCTAAACAGGAACCGTTTGTCGCCCTTTACAGCGTCTTGCAATGCTTTTGTGATTTTAAAGTTATGAGTATGTATCAACCCATTATCAACTTTATGTATGTCGCTCAATTCTAACACAGAATCCATCATTTTAACCAATGATCGGTCAATATTCCTATATGTCATATCAAACTTAGCAGGGGCAGTGTAGATTGGAGACTTCTTTGGGTCAAATTCACTCTTAGCGTCAATGAACTCATATTCGTCCCTACCAATACCTAATGATTCTGCTACTTTTACGTGGTTAATGATCGTGGCCGACATCAAAACTACCTTATCGATACCCCTGAACATAATACTGCTTAATTTATTAACCTTAAGTGGGGAAATCACCACCCCATCCTTCGTTTTCTCTACAATAAACTCTGATTCATCCCAGAATCTATGCAGAAGTGTCACCTTCTGGATCATATCCCGAATAGCTTTAGCCCGATCAATGAATGCCTTGGACACATTTCTACGCATAAGTGCCTTTTTGGAAGGCATTGCGTCTTTTAGATTGATTAATAGTTCACTAATCCATAAGAATCCAGATTCACTGTCATCCATAGTCAGTTTACTATAAGGAACCTTCAAATAGTCAAGTTTTTTATACGTAACATTGAGCGTGAAGTGCTTGACAAGCGTGTCTTCCAACTCAGATGCTTCATCACATACTAAAATCTGCTTACTTCTCAACTTTGCAGGTAATGACAGGAACATACTGTAACTTAATACGGACAGATTATTCTTAATCGCATCCCCATAAGCATTAATATACTCACAATTACCTTTCATAGCACAACTCGACATTGTGCTTGGCAAATACACACACTTTGCACACCCTGCGTTCAAAATAGGATCAATATCACACTGATAATTAATCTTCCCTTTCAACGTTGAGGCTTCTGGGAACAATTCACCGTACTGATCTTGCAATTGCTTGCTAGTAGTCAATACAAACCCACCAAACTTTGGCGCAGGTTCTGCATGTTCTCCGTAGTGTGACTTTGGAGTCACCTCTACCCTCTTAAATGATTTGGGGCATGGGTCTGTCGCTAAACATGCCGTTGCCCCAATGTGCGATTTTCCTATACCAGTAGTGGCTTGCACCATAACAAACTTTAAATTGTCTGTATATAGTGCATGATCAATACGGTTTACAATTTTCTCCTGTTCACCCCTTGGAGTGCCGGGAAAATGATCCATTAAACTCATAGTATTTCCTTGTGTTAATATTTAGTGTTAAGGTTGCCGATGGTACGTCATATATTTTCAAAAATCAACTAGTATTTAAGGCTAATTTCGTCAAGCTTTTCTCTATCTATACGAATATATGTACATCTGCACATTGGGTAGTATTTTTTAAGTCGGTCATAGCCGATATAACCTCTTCCATAGCAACCTTTACAATTTTCTTTCGGTTTTTTAGTCAATGGAATCTGGTATTCATCAAAACCTTCAGTCTCATCTTCAAATACTTCATATACATCTCCAGAAAGGAGACTATAGTAGATTAATTTCGTCTTCTCACTCATTATCTTACTCTCTTTATAACTAATTCTTTGTTATATAGTTTACTCTTACCACCACCGATGGTGTTTTGGAACATTTTCATGATCCCTGCCCCATAACTACCCATATCCAATAGTTGATATGAGAATATTATGCCGTCTTCAGTCGGTTTTGTGTCAAACGGGAGGGGTATATCCACTTTTCGGTACTTATCATTGACCACTAAGTCCAGTTGAATGTAAAATTCCTTGAGCTTGAAGTTTAAGAACCGTCCTGCCTTGTACTTTTTATCCCCGATAGTCAGAATAATGTCCGACTGTAGTAATTCGAAGAAGCCTTTTTCAATGGCACGTTCCATATTATTTCCTCATAAAGGAAGTCTTCTCAAAAGAGGACATCCTTTGCAGTTTCTTATCAAAGAATAGCCAAAAGTTCTTCAGTTCCTCGTCATTAGTGACGGGAATTGCTGAAATTACATTCACACTCTCTAAATTGATCTGCCTAAACTCCTGCCACATAATATCCCATGTTACCACAAGACCTTTTTGAGCAGGATCGTATTTCAATCCAACACCCTTTGGGGGATTGAACCCAAGGGCGACTGCACCAGAGATGGAATTGAGGAGAACCTTGCTGTTAGTGCAGAGCATTCTCCTGAAATTACCATCACCCCTACGAACAAACACGACCTCACAGACGTTATCGTTCAATAGTTGGGTTAAGCTACCACCGCTGAAAGCCATTATTGATCCTTGGGAGCGAGAATACCGAATACACGTTCTTCATTAAAGAATACGATGTTTCGTTTGCTTCCATCAGCCATAGTCTGGATGTTCTTGATGCCTTTATCGTTAGGGAATGCTAATCTAGTGCCTTCCTTAATCAATGGCGATACGCCCGGTCCATGCTTAAGCACAACCGCACTTCTCCAACATGCTTTAGTCATGTTGATATTCACCCAAATCCCGTCACGCTCAATTTCCGTGCCGTCTTCACTACAATCATCGAATTCTGCCATGATGATATCGCCCAAAACTCCGATGATATCAAAATTGGTGTCAGGCATCTTTGCATCTTCATACATTTCAATCTCTGCAAGACCCTGATTTAGTACTTCTCTACCTGTTTCTTCTAATCTTTTTTCATTATCCATTACTTTTCTTGTTCTCCTAAAACGAACGCTAAACTCTCATCAATTTTGGATGAGGACTCTTCGAAGGTTGCGGAAATGTCCACACTTTCCTTCTTTTTCTTTGTATCCTTCTTCGGGACTTTGATATACTTCCCTCTGGTTGATGTTACTGGAAGAATCTCAGACATTAATTTAAAATGCTGTTCATCATCTAGTGACTTATATAAAATATTTACTGTACAGTTCAATAATTCAACATTTATGTCAGAATGCATGGACAACCAACGCTGAATCATGTATAAACTGAAGGTTTCCTTAAAATCCTCCCGTTTGAGAGATTTCCCTGATTTTTGCTTCATGATATCGTCTATTATCTTAAACATTTTCTACTCCTATTAAGTTCCATCTAAATAAAGTATCAAAAAAGTGGTTGAATTGCAAACTAAAACGATAAATAATTACAAGGAGAAATTATGAAAACATTCAAGAACAAATTTTTAGAAACCCTAGATGAAGATATTTTTAACGGAAGAAGTCCTGCTGAACTACAGAGATCAGACGATAGTGAAGCTTTTGCAGACTCAATGGAAGAGGAAGGTGGAGAAGAAGCATTTAACACCCTAGCACCAGAAGGATATGCAGAACGTCATA